TATATAAATTATATATATAATATATAGCCTTATGGGTTTACTTTATTTATTTGTTTTGTGTTTTGTTTTTTACTTCTTTTCTCTTCCACTTATCTGTATAAGTATCATTATATTTGTTTTTGTATTTGTTATGGTATTTGTCCTGCACACTGTGAATTGTTATCACATCATAACCTGTTCCGTTAAGCTGTTCGCACATTCTGTTTATTTCTTTCAGTTCTTTTGTTACATCCTGCACAAGTTTTAAAATGTACTCTGCATCTGCTCCCATGCCATTGTTCATACATTTCTGCCATTGCTCTTCATACAACTCTTTTGTTTCATGCTCCCATTGTTTGTATTGTTCCATTGCATTCTTTACAAACTTAGGAAGAACACTGTCGTTCACATCATCTGTTGTGTATTTGCTCCATTCCATTGGAATCATTTGTGGAAACTGTGCTTGTCTTAGCGGAATCAGCTTTTGATGAATGTTTATATACTTGTGATGTAGCTTTCTTTTGTTTGCACATTCATCCATATACTGACATTCTAATTTTCTTTTAAAACCCTGTAAACCAAGAAAACAGAAATAGTCTGCAAGCTGTTCATGGAAACTTAATGCTTTCTGCATGTGTTCATCGAGTTTTATATAAACCTCTTCTGCAATGTTTTCTTGCATACGTTTGTTTCGTGTCATTCCCATTTTTGGCTGTTCTTGCACATTCCAGTTTTGTTCCGTGTTTATCTTCTGGTTATTTTCATCATACTTTACGCCATTCACTTCATACATTGTTTTTGCTTCCTTATATTACTGGAAAGTTGAACCCGGTTTTTTCTAACTCACAACTTGAAACAACAAAAGTGCCGGAATCAGTTGCTACATTTGTGTGTAATACTTTTCCGCTTCTTAACTGGTCTGCATGAACATTGTTTCCGCATTTTGTTCTAAGAACATACTGTGTTGTTCCAGCTCCAATTGTCACCGCTACAGTATCTGCACTTGTTACTGCCGGAATTGCCTGTGCTAAACAAATACATACTTTTTCGTTATTGCTTAATGTTTTCTGTGGAATGTTTAAGATTAAAACACCACTGCTAAGTGTTATACTATTCGTTCTTACAAAATGTACACAACCTCCACAGCCATAACCATTGTTGTTATACAATTTACAACTCATATTATTTATACCTCCTTAACCTCATAAAATAAAAAATAAGGGCGGTTTTCACCGCCCCTAATAAAAATATCACGCAAAGCGGATTGATGCCTTAAAATAGCCTAGCATCCACAACCACAGCCACAACCACAACCATTAGCATACATCAATGCAGATTCATAAGGACTGCATGTCTGGTATGCCGGAATTGGTGTAGGTCTTAATGCATTAATAAGCGTTGCATTCTGTGCCTGTTGACTTAACTGGAAGTTTGCAGTCTGTAACTGTTCACGCAAACTTTGAATTTCATTCTGTGTCATTAATGCTCTTGTTGCATCACCATCTTCCTTGATTGCATTAATAATGCTGCAAGTGTTCTGTGCATTCTCATACTTAACAGAATCAATGTTTCTGTTTGTTTCACAACAACTCTGCTGTGCTGCAAAACGGTTTTCTGCAATATTGTTTGTCACACCTGCAAAACCATTGAGCAATCCTGTGTTCATTGCATAGAAGCCATCACGTAACCCTGACTGCACACCATGCACTGCATTTTCTAAACTCTGGAAGTTCATATCTTGACAAAGTTCACTCCTTGTTAATGCTCCCTGTGCTACTCCATTTCCACCGAAGCCATTACCTCCCCATGCTAAAAGGAAGAACAGGAAGAACACCCACAAAAATGCTCCACCTCCGTCACCAAACATTCCATCGTTGTCTTTTCCTAATGCTAATGCATCAGCTACACTTAACCCTGTACCATCCATTCCCATGTTAGTACATCCTTATTATTAATTATTTATATAAACCATAAAGGCTTATACCAATTTAATGAAACATATTGGAAAACTGATTTTGAAACTGTTGCATTGCAGCATTTATGTCAATCCCTCTCTGCTTGCACAAGTTCTCTGCAACCTGTTTTATTTGTTCCGGTGTCTTACCTGCCGCCATCTGTTGTGCTCTTGCAAACATTGGATTATTTTTTGCCACCTACTTTCTTTTTTAATCCTTCAATTTCTTCCTGTTGTATCTGCACCATCTTAATAAGGTATGGAACTAATTTTGAATAATCAATTGCAAGTACCTTATTTCTAATTCCCTTCTCGGCATCAAACTCTTTTTCTGAATAACCTTCCGGTACTGTTACACAAGAAGGAATAATATCTAAGGTATCTTCAGCAATTAAACCATGCTGATTTTTTTCACCACCGTATGCTTCAATGTAGTCAAAATCAACTGGTGTTAATTTAAGAATCTTCTTAGCTTCTTCATCAGACATGGTTGCAACATTTTCTTTTACCAACCTTGAAGATGGGTTTGTGAAGGAAGCGCCAAAAACAGGAATGTAAGTATTACCAGCAAGGTCAGCACATTGAACATTATAAGGACTTCTTAATACGCAAGAATCATTATGTGCACTGAATTCCCCCACCGCAGTAATTGCTACCTCATGATTTTGATATCCTTTAAACATGAAACTATTATTTACCGAATTCAAAAAGCACAATGCATCGCCACCATCAATTATTCTTGTTGTATAGTCCTTTGAGGACTTATTATGATGAAAGTCTATAAATGGTGTAACTGCGCTAATTTCTAATGATGCCGGATTCAAAGATTGCTCTGCATGGTTATGACTAGCCGGTGTATAACTACTTGGTTTACCCGTCACTTTACTCCACGCTACTGCATTTGCACTTCCGGCACTGGTTGCATACTTGACACTCTGCGAACTTATATTTGATGTTGTGATTGCAGTAGATGCATCCTGCTTACTATTTGTTAATCCTTCTATTTTTTCTGCATTTCCATTCTCATTTTGCAACACTTCATTTACAGAAGAGACTAAATCTGTTTTATTTGTTGTGTTTAGGTTCTCCAAACTTCCAATTTGTTTCTGTAAATTTGTTGCTATGTCACCATCTAATTGCTTTTTAATACCTTCGAACCAAACATTAAACTGTTCTGTCAAATTGTCATACAGTGTTCCTGCATCAATTTGATTTATTGCTCCTGCAACATATCCACAGTATTTAGAACTTGGTCTAAGGTCTTTCACATCTGATGCACTTAATGTAGATGCATTACTTTTTACTGTAATTTGTGCTAATGCAAGGTCATAGATTGCATCATTCCTTGTTGGTTCTATTGTTTCCGACACTGCTTCCACGATTGTAAGACCTATCTCTCTTGTTGTATTGTTGTATCTAACAACAACTCTCTGATACTTTGTTTGTGCTGTTGTATTTACCGGGATTGTTAATGTTGCTTTTTGCTGTAAATGATACCAATAACCATTAATAAACGCCCACCCCGGTTCGACTGTCACATTATAAGGTGTTTGTTTTGTAGCTGCAATCTTTACCATTAATTGACTTGCAGGATTAGCAAAAACCCCATTTCCAACGAACAGTGCAAAATACTTTGCAAAATCCTCTGCTGTATATTCTCTATCATACTTTCCTGTGCTCTCCAACACAACTTCATCATAATTGAAAAATCCATACTCCTGTTGCAAATCTGCCATACTATATCACTCCTCTACGTTTAAGTTTTTTATTTACTGTCATTTTTTTGTAACCAAGTCCAATATCCAACACTTCTTCCCCGGTGTCCTTTATTGTTTTTGTGACCTCTGTTACTTGTGCTTTTATGCTCAACCCTAATTCATTGTCATTGATTAAAACATAATCACCTTTGTAAAAGTCTTTACCCTTTCCATAAGTATAACGCTTTCCTTGATTTGTTACGGTTGATTCATAAGAAACACAAGTAATATGTTCTGTCAACTTTTGTTCTGCCCTTTGTTTTAACAAATCATTGTATTCTGCATCAGTATATGTTTTATCAGTTGTTGTTTTTTGCAGGTCTCTCGCATCAATAAAGCATTCATTTCTCAACCATCCAATGTTGTACAAATCTGTTTTTTCTGCATCTGAAATACCCGGTTGATAAACTTCTAACCAAACTCTGTTGTTGCCTTCTCCTTCACCTGCAATGTAAGCAACATTGCATCTGTCCTCTGATTCCATGGTATATGTTGACCTTGTTATGTTACTAAGGCTATGTGCAAACATTACTACACCATCACCACTTGTTCTGTCAACACCCTGTAAAATATTGAAATACCATTCTGACACGTTCATCAATGGAGATTGTGCAGAAATCTCATGGTTCACATCAATATGTGGTAAAATCTCAAATCCTAACTCATCTTGTTCTAATAATGGCTGCATAAACTCAAATAACGTACCGCCTGTTTGCTGTACCTGCACATTGCTTAATTTGCTAGAGTCTGTCACATTCGAATAAATAAATTCTATTGCCCTCTTATCACTAAAATAAATTCCATCAAAACATTTTTTAGCTGCTGCTATTGCTATATCAGAACTTTTTCCATTAAACAACTGCTGCTTATAAATCACACGCTTGTCTGTTATGTAGTTTAGCAACTGCCCTTGAAGTTCTATTGTATTGTCATACTCTGCATCACTATCCTTGTTTGCATAGTTTACAATTCCCATTACTTCACCGCCAAAAGACAGAAAGTATGTTTTTTTATTGTCAAGAAACATTTGGTTCTCTTCTGTATTCTGTAACAAAACCTTAAATGTTCCTATATCACAGAATTTGTCTACATACTGAACATAAGTCCAGTCTTTCAAAACTGCGATTCTTAAGAAGTACCAATTAAACACTGTTATTGTCATTGTATCACTGCTCCTTTATGTTGAAGAACTTTTCTTCAAGTTTTACATAAACTGCAACCACATTACCTTGCTTTGCTCCTTCAAGTTCCCATGACAGAACAGATACACCCTGCACAAACTTTAAAAATGTGCTTTCTTCTGTCATAACAGAAATAAGATTTCTTTGCCTTCCGTCCACACCATAAAGCATGATACTTTCTTTTCCTGCGTTTGTATTAATTTTAACAACATCACCAACTTTGAATATACCAATATTGGTTAAGTCTAAGATTTCTTGTGTGTAAACATTTTTCAACCTTACTCCCATGATTTGTTCCGACATATTTCTAATGCTTATAATAGCACCGCACTCACAATCACCATTGTTTTCCACATTTAATAATGTTTTTGTTGTAATTGAACCAAACACATTGCCGCTTTCTTTTATCCTTAACGGGAAAACAAATGCACCCTTTCTTGTTACAAACGCTGTACCACTTTCACTGCTTGCATTTTTGAACATTGGGTCTGTACATTCTAAATCAATTGAAAACTTGCACAATATATCATTGTTTTCTTTCTGCTTTGTGCTGTACTTAACCGGGGATGTTGGTGTACCCTCTAAATAAAATCCACAAGCATAAATCCTTATGTTTTGGAATGGATTTATCAATTTGTTAAGTTCCTTTTTCTTCTGCTCAATCACTTCAAGTTGTGCATTCCAGTATTCATCCCATGTTCGCTCTTTTAAATCATCTGCTGTTAACTTTGATATAATGTAACCTGTAACAGATGGCTTTCTAGTTCCTATCTGAATGCCGGACAGGGATGTCCCTATCTGATAAGGCACTCTATATGTCTGCAACTTACCAGTAGGGGCATCCCAGTCCACACTGTCAAGGACATAGTAAGAACTTCCATCTTCTTTTATGTCAACCTCTTTTTTTGTTGACACATTAACAATCTGCAAATCATGTACCATGTTCTTTCTCCTATTAATTAATAACCAAACTCTAAGTCTCGTTTTGCTCGTTTCATCTGTCTGCTATACTCATAAGGGTCAGGCTTTGTGTTGTAGAACACAAATGTATCACCACCATTTGTTGCCCTACCTGCATTATACTCTTCATTCTCCTGTGCTGTCAATACCCTTTCACCTTTGTGCAGCTCTGCTATGTAACCATTATAAGGTACATAATCAAGACCAAGTGCATGTGAACCATTTACACTTTCACTTGCTTTCTTTGCATCATCAGCACCAGACACAACACTTTTAAATCCATCTACAATACCAGACACAAAACTTTTAATTTTGTCAACAAAACCTTGAAACCAGCCCAGAATACTTTCGCCTACAGATTTAAGACCTTCCCACAACTTGTTAAATATGTTCTTTCCTGCTTCCTTTAGGCTCTTACCAATGCTTGTAACTTTCTCCGGGATTGACTTCAAAAATCCCATGATGTTGCTAGGTAAGTTCTTGAAAAAATTAACAAGTGTATCTTTGAACTTTGTTCCGATTTCTATTGCCTTTTGTTTCATATCAGAACCCCATTGTTTTATCTTTTCAACAACACTAACAAGCCAATTCCATATATTTCCCGGCAATTCCTTGAAGAAGTTTATCACCGTATCAATGAAACCTGTAACCGCTGTCGTTGCCTTGTCTATAAGGTCAGAACCCCATTGTCCTATATCATCTACGACTTTGCACAGCCAATCCCATATTTTGCCCGGTAACTCCTTAAACCAATCTACAATGTTTCCGATAATCTCCGGCAAATCATTCGTTACCCAATCGATAATGCTAGTTCCCATGTTATAAAAGAAACCTGCTATCTGTCCTATTAAATAACCTATCTTGTAAGGTAACTGCTCAAACCACTGCACAATGCTATCTATTGCGTTAGGTATTGTTTCTGATATGAATGTATTAAATGCATCCGGGATTGTTTCTGTAAAGAAGCTTATAATATCATCAATGAACCCGGATATTTTTTCTCCAATTCCTTCAAAGAATCCTGTTACTGTTTCTACTGCATTATCGAAAAACTCCGGGATTGTTTCTGTAAAGAAACTACCAATTGCATCCCCTGCTTCTGAAAGGTACTCCGGTATGTTTCCAAAAAAGTCTCCGATTGTTTCAAAGAAACCTTCTACTGCATCTGCTGCTTCGTCAAGTCCTAATGCTCTAAGCAACGCTCCAACCATTCCACCAAGTATATTAAATATGTTCTCCAATACACCTGTTATTGCTTCAACCAATGCACTAAGTATTCCTAAGATACCATCACCAAGCTGTTCCCAGTCACCTGTAAACAATCCAATAAATACATCCATGATTGATAGAATGATGGACAAGACGCCTTGTATCACATCTGCTAACGAATCAAAAGCACCCTCAAACAAAGGCTTAACTACTTCACAAAATGTTTTCCAAACTGCCTGTAATATGTCTGTAACATCCTCAAAATTAAAACCAAGCTCATTTATTTTTGCTGTAAATTCATCACAGAACGCACTCCAAGCAGCACCTATCTTTTCTGCTATATCTGTCATTGTTTGTTTAAATTCATCACTGTTTTTCCACAAATCAGCAAACGCTAAAGCTAATGCTGCTACTGCTGCAATTGCACCCCAAACAGGTGCAGATATGCCACCTAGAAACTCAATAATTCCCAAACCCTTTATTGTTTCTATTATTGTAACAACACTTCCTATAGCTTTCAGAACACTTCCGACCATAAGTAATATCGGTCCGATTGATGCTGCCAACAATGCATGTTTTATAATAGAATCCTGTTCCGATTCTGACAAACTGTTGAACTTCTCCACTAACTCTGTTATCTTTTCAGCTAACGCTCGAATATAAGGTGTTAGCTTTTCGCCTATAATAATTCCTGCTGATTCCAAAGCACCTTTTAACTGTTCTATTGCTCCGGCTGTGTTATCCATCATAATATCAGCCATATCTTGTGCAGACCCGGAAGCATTGTCTATCTCACCTGCTAAACTATTGAAATCACCCTCTGACGTATTCATTATTGCAAGCAACCCGGACATTCCTTCTTGACCTGCTAATGTTGCAGCTAATTGTGCTGCTTCTGATTCTGACAAACCATCAAACCTTTCTCGCATTTCTACAAGTAATGTTCTTAATGGCTTCATGTTTCCATTAGCATCAGTAAGACTTATGTTGTATTGTTTCATTGCTTTTGCAACTTGGTCTGTAGGTTTTGCCAAACGAGTAAACATACTTCTCAAGGCTGTACCTGCTTGACTACCTTTAATACCATTGTTTGCCATGACACCAATAGCTATTGCACAATCTTCCACACTGTAACCTAATGCACCTGCAACCGGGGCAACATACTTAAATGTCTCGCCCATCAAACCTACGTTAGTATTTGACTTTGAACTAGCTTTTGCTAACACATCAGCAAAATGTGCTGAATCACTAGCCTGTAGTCCAAACGCTGTTAATGCATCTGTAACAATGTCAGAAGTTGTTGCTAAATCTTCGCCGGATGCTGCTGCTAAATCCATAATTCCCTCTATTCCGGACATCATACTTTCTGCATCCCAACCTGCCATTGCCATGTATTTGAATGCATCCGCTGATTCCCCAGCACTAAACTTTGTTTTAGCACCCATTTCAATAGCTTTTTTCTTAAGGTTGTCAAAATCTTTAGCTGTTGCACCTGATATAGCCTTAACCTCTGACATTCTAGCTTCAAAATCAGATGCCAACTTAACAGAAGCAGTACCAACCCCGACCAATGGCAAAGTGACAGACTTTGTTAATAAAGAGCCTGTTGACTGGAACACAGAACCCAACCCATTAAGTTTTTGCTGTGCTGTTGCAGACTTATCACTAAAGACTTTTAAATCATTTATTGCAGACTTAAATCCACTTGTAAACTTTGATGTATCTAATTCCAAGTATGCAAAGATTGTTCCTGCGTTAATTCCTACGCCCATTTTTTAACCTCCAATATTTTTGTAGAAGTCTTTAAAATTGTCGTAATGTTTTGGTTCTTCCTGCTCTGCCCTATGTTCTATATAATGTGGTTTTTCATCATTTTGTATTCGAACTAATATGTTCGCACAAGCCGAATTAAAACAATAAGCTGTATAATCGTCATCAATTCCCAAAAGGGTACTTGGTAAACAACCATACAGCTTAGACATTGTTAACACATTTTCTATTTGTTTACTCTGCACGAAAGGATTCTAATGCCTTTACCCCCTGCTGTGAATAATTAAACAAAAACATAAGCTGTTCATCCGTTAACTCAATTCCTGCATTGTGAATATCATCAAGGCTAGGCTCGACTAATGTTTCACCTGCAATAAGTTCCAAAACCTCATACATTTCAGACATTAAATTTTTGTTTTCCGGGTCGAACCCTGCACCATCATTTGCAAACAATTCATTTGTTCTAACAAGTAAGGTGTTTGGGATTTTTCCATTCTTAACAAGTGCAAGTAATGATGGTCTTTTCACTCTTGCAACAAAAGGACAGTTCTGTGAAAAACTAGGAAGTTCCACAATCTCGCCGGATGCTGCTTTCTTTAATTCCTCAATTGTTGTAATCGTTAATTGTTTTTCTGTTTTCATTCTCTACTTTCTCCAATCTCTCTTATTTGTTTTTAACTGACGTATTACCATTTGTTGTCAGACCTGTTTCAGAAGCAGCAGCTACCTTGTATGTATCTGTGCTGTCTGACTGTCCTATCACAGATACTTCATCAAAAGACGGTAACGTCTTAACATAACTAATCTTGTAAGGTGCTTCTCCTGTAGCCGGAGCAGAAGTAATTGTGTATTCCGGTAATCGGAAAGCATTGTCCTCTGAATTAATAGTAATAGGCGAACCTTGACAGTTAGGGTAAGTAATTTTCTCATACTTCACAATCTGACCGGATGCATCATATACTGCTGAATAACAATCAAGTTCAAAGATTTCACCTTTATCATTACTGCCGGAAACAGGCGGTGTATATACCAAGGTATCTCCTTCACCCTCAATTGTTCCACCTTGAAAAATCTTAACAAGTTCCGGGATGAATACATTATCTGTAAGTGTAATCTGATGCCCTGTGATTGTTGTCTGCTGTGGTTTCTGTGCTAACAATCTTCCTAACTTCATCAGCTTAACTGCATCTGTTGTTTCTGTCTGTGGCTCTACTCCAACTTTGTTAGCTGTATCAACTGCAATTTCCATTCCACTTTCTTCTGTTCCAGTTCTTACTACGACAAGTGAAACATCAATTGTAGGTATTCCAACTGCTTTCTTTTTTGTTCTAGCCATCTTTTAACCTCCTAAAAGTTATTTACTTTTCTGCACCCTAAGTATTGGAAACTAACCATGTGTGCTTTTTTGTCCTCTTCATAATAACTAGGTGTTTCGTTTCCTACATACATAACAAGAGGAAACACCTTTTTCATGCTGTTCTTTACTTCCATTTCAAAATCTTCAAGCTTTGTATATTGATTAATAGGAACATATAACAAGATGGTGTATACAGGACGTTCGCTTGATACGATTAAATCCTGTGTTGCACCATCCAGTTTTATCACTGCATAAGGCTCTAAGCATTCACCCTTATGTGTTCCCGGCATATAAACCTTTATGCCATCTTTCTTAAGTGTATCATATATTGTTTTGAGTATGCTCATTTCAACCGCCTTACTATGTTTTCAAAACCCTTTAAAACTTCTGCACTTTGAACATTCAAGGTAGGCTGTAAGATTGCAAAACGCTTTTCATTGCACAATTCTAAATATACGCCATAATCTACGCCATGTCCTATACAGATTCTTACTTTGCCTTTTAATGTCTCAACCCATCCTGTAAGTCTTTGTCGTGCATGTCCTGTTCTATCTGTCCATTTTCTATTTTTCTTTGCATAGTTCTCAAACTTCTTTGCACCCTCTTGTGCATACATTCTGATAGCAATTTCTGACTTCTTTTCCATGCTTTCAAGTTTCTTTTTCACAGCACTGTAATCAACTCTAAAACCTGCCATCAAGCACTACCTCCAAGGATATATCACAAAGTATGTTTTTCTCCTGCACATTGTTCTTCCCGGTTATCTTAAATCGGCTGCTATTAATAATAACAACATCATCAACCTGTAGTTCTGCACCATCTTCAAAAGTTGTTAGAATCATTGGCTGTTCTTTTTTTATTGTAACACTGCCATCTGTAACATTTTTTGTAATAAATGAATTTGTTGAATGATATATACCTGTTATGGTTTTTATTTCTGTTTCTTTTCCGGTAGCTTCTCCATATTCATCTTTTGTTTCACGACTGAATACATATTTGCTACCATGAACCGCTATTTCTCTAACAACTTTGTGCAATTCAATTGCTAACCAATCTGCCATCACTTAAGCACCCCGCTGTTGGAAGATACATAATGTGAAGCTAACATTTTGAAATAGCTTGAACTGTCTTTTGTTGTCAGCCCGGAAACACTCAACCCTGTTACCTCTGCTTTCAAAAGTAAGCCTTCATAGCTTGCCTTGTCCACATCATTATTGTTTTGTTCTAAGAGAACAGACAGTTCCTTATCATCAAAATAAGGGCATTGTTTTTCTCGTAAATTAAACTTAAGCTGTTCTAGCTTATCCATCATGCTAACCTCACTTTATTTTTTACTGCTACATTTTTGCTTCCCGGATTGCTTTTTGAACAATCTTTCTTGCTTCCCCAACATTTCTAGCTGCACTTGTATCAATGTTGTGTGCCTTTGCAAACTCTGCAAGCTGCTCTTTTGTCATATCAGAAATTGGAGTTTCTTCAACTTCTTCTGTTGCTTCTTCAACCTCTTCAATAACTTCCTGTTTCTTCTCTTCCTTCTGTGGTTTTCTGTTCTGACCTTCAAGAACATAGCCATGATTTTTGTACATTGTTTCAAAACTCTTTCTTGAAACCTTTACAACATGGTCTCCACGTCTTGCTTTAACAAATGCCATCTTGTTCCCTCCTATCCATTAATCACATCATAAATGAATACTTGGTCTGCTGTAGGGAAATCTGGTAAACAAATCATTGTTACTTTTGTTTCAACCTGTACAGGGTCTGCTTTCTGCATTGTTGTAACTGCTACACCTGTGTCTGTAATTGTTACGTTTGCAACACTTCCTGTCATAAGGTCTGATTCCTCTGGCGTTGTACCAAACCATGTATTTCCAAGGTTTCCTGCCGGGAACAATACAAATACATCATCTGCAATGTATCTCTGTGTCTGTCCTTTTTCATCCTTATAACGTTTGTCGTTTGTTACAATGTCAATGCCTAACTCATCCTTAAGGTAAGAAAGAATCTTTGCATCTGAAATGTAACCTTTTCCGTCAGTAACAATTGCAATAGAACTCTTAATTTCATTGTTGATTCTGAAATATCCAAGAACTTTAGAAGAACACATTGCTCTTGTAACTTCAACTCCTGTGTCCTCAAGAATCTTTGTAATTGCTGTTTTAATGTCCTCCATAATTGTTGCTGTTGGGTCTGACCATGATTTTGTTACGGTCTTTTTATGCTCACTGGACATACCATAATCATACTGGTAAACCTGTCCATTGCCTTCCATAATGATAGAACCTGTAGTAAGTGCCATCATACGCATACGCTCTCTCTGTGCTGCTGCACCTTCAAGAAGCTGTGTTTCATCAGCAAAAATACGATTAACAATCGCATCAATGTATGTCTGATTTCCACTTTCAATAACCTTGTTCAGTTCCTGTCTTAACTCTTCATCAATGTATGTTGATTCCTTAAAGAATGGCATCTGTGCTGAAAGTTTTTCAAAGCCGATTCTTGGTCTAGGAATAGCTGCTGCATCAAACGCTGATTCTTTTAATACAACGGGAAGTCCATTAGAACCTTTCAACCATTTAAGGTCAAGTCCGAGTTTCTTATCATCCGGGAAAAGTTCTTCACCAATGTAAGGTTCTCTGTCCTGCACAAGCAGTTCCCAGTATGCAACAATCTCTTCGCTGATAATTAAATCATAAATTGACATTGTTTTGTTTTCCTCCTAAATTTTATTAACAAGCCACAAACTTAATAAGCGGCATTGCTGTCTGTGCTTCTGCTGTAATTAACTTCTTTGTTTCTTCATCCAATCTGTTTTTGTTTACAAAACCAAAAATAAGTAAAGTTCCGTTTGCTTTTCCTGCTGTAACATCAACATCATGTAACAACACACCTACTGCATTGGATGTTTTTGTGGGTTCTCCACTGGACACAGCAACGGTAAATGCTGTTTCTCTTACATCCAAAGAACCTGCAAGCGGTGTTCCTGCTTTCACAATCTTACGTCCATTTTCTTTAACTGCTGTAGTATCATCTACAACTACACCAACTGAAACTTGATGTTCTACATTAAAAAGAATCTGGTTAGGTGTGCCAATTGATTCTTTTTTAATACCTGTTTGGTTAAGCATTTATATGTCCTCCTATTTAAAGTAATGTTTTGTAGGCTTTTTACGATTAGCAAGGATTCTTGCAGCCATTGAACCGGAATGCTGACCTTCTCCACCTTCACCATCAGAACCGGAATTATCCTTTTCCTTTTCATGTGGTCTTGTTCTAGTCACATTCTTTTTGTTTGGCTTCACTTTTTCATCCTCTTCACTAACTGTAAAATAAACCTTTCCTGCTGCACTCTCTTTGATTTCTGAAACAATTGTATTAATATCCTTTTCCTTTGTTACTTTTGCTTTTGCAATAATAACAAGGTCATCAACTAACTCCGGGTTTGCACCAAGTTTAATAGCTTCCAACTTTGCTTCTGCCATAATTCTTGCATCACGCTCTGCAACAAGTTCTTTTGTTGTAGCTGTCAATGCATCATCCTTTTTCTGCAAATCCGTTTTCTTTGCTTCTTCATCCTCATGTGCCTTTGTTACGATTCCCTTAAGTGCTTCTTCATCATCCACACCTAAAGACTTTAACAAATCAGAAATTGCACCTGCTTTTGCTTTTTCAACATCAGCATTGTTCTGATTCTGATTGTTAGAACCATTATTCTGCTGCTGATTATTGTTGTTCTGATTCTGATTGTTGTTCTGCTGATTATCTGCACCATTCTGATTCTGCTGTTCATTCTGCTGCTGATTACTGTTTTCATTTTCCATGCTTGCTTCTTTCCTCTCTCTCAAATACTTTGTACTGCTTCTCTAACAGAATTTGTTGCCTTTTTAACTGATTTTGTTTTTTGTGGATTATGTTTAGTTCCTTCACATATTGTTCTCTTGTTTTTGACACTTTCAGAAGTTTAAGATGATGTTTTATTTGTTTTTGCAATGCTTCACATGTTGTATTGGCGTAAAAGAGATTATATGCTTTGTTACATGTAGGACAACGAAAAAACGTTGCTACACTTGTTCCAAACTTTTTGTTTTGTAAAACAATCTCAAACTCACTATTGCATCTATCACAAGTTACTATCAATTATATCACCATCCATGCACATTGTCAACTGTTCTACAAAAATTTTTCCATCTTCTTCAAATAATTTTTTTCCGGAAAACTTTTCTTCTAACAGTTTTCTTTTACTGTTTATCTCTTTTACAAGTTTATCCTTTTTCTTTACGTCCTTTGGACTTGCTGTTTCATGTTTCAACTGCTTCTTTGAAACTTTAATTATAAGCTTCTTCAATTCTGCAAATTTGTTTCTTGTTTCAAAATCATCAACCTGCACAATGTTTTTTGTTTTGCAACGTGGACACACGAAGTAAATAACTTTCAGATATTCGCCATCCGCTGTTGTAACTTCTTTTCTCAACAATGTATCTGAATTAACTTTGTTCAGTTCTCCACATTTTCTGCATATGTTCTTGACTTCCATTTTTCTTCTATCTCCTTCATTCTCTCTAAAAGTCCATTGCATATCTATCTATGTCCGGGTACGTTCCTATTGGTGCTTCATACCAATCTGCTACCTTATCTGCAATACTGCTCATGCTATCCGGGATATACGCTTCATAGGTACACATACCATTAGGATGGTCTATTGGCAATTCATCCTTTTTAAAATGCCTTCCATCACGTTCCATACACACATCACATGTTCGTCCATGAATCCCTGCACTATGCCATACATAATCCTGCACAAAAGGGTCATTTCTATTTACATTCATAAAGGATTGTTGGTATGCATGGCTTATTAGTGTTCTAGCCAACCTCTGTGCATTGTAATCTACATTGCCAAAATAGAACGTGTCCTTTCTTCCTGTTCTAGGATTAATGAAATCTATCTTCCTGCTTTGTTTACGCATTCCGGGATTAACATACTTTTCTATGTCCTTTGCAACCTCAAAAGCACTTTTGCCTTGTGCAATGCCCTTTCCTATGATGTTATTTAAAATGCCCTGTGTACGCTGTGTATGCTTCCATATTGCATTTGATAATGTCCATCCATCACCATATACGTTGCCTGTAAGAACATTCCTAACAATTTGGTCTGGTACATACTGGAACGCATTGTGTATTTCGCTGTCTTTAAAACCACAATGTTTTAAAAATGTCCTTGTATCTTCCACTACAGCTTGTGAAGTTGTTCTCATATCATCAACTACACCACTTTTTATTTGCTCATTTAATGTCTGTATTCTTGTTTTTAAATCCCTTTGTAATAACATAAGATTTTGCTTCTGTAATGCTCCATTACCAAGATTTGCAACTTTGTTTGTCACTTCTTGATAAAGCTGTTCATACGCCCTTCTTATGCTCTTTGCTTCATTTGTTGTTATACTTGTTCTTACCTGTTCTGCATTCTTTAAATCAAACTTTCCTATTACTACCAACTCCTTCACTCTTCTGTATTGTTTTTACTCTTCACCTAATACTTCAAGACTATATACAGAATCCCTTATATATGTCCTTCCACATACCTGCTCATGTGCTTCTAACAAATGTTCAATTACTCCATGCTGACAAACATTATGTTCTAAACTGTAACATATCATTCTTACATGTTCTTCATCCATCTGTGTTTCGAAGCATGTTTCTCCCTGTTTTCCATTCCACATTGTTAAATAAGTAATTCTTACTGTTTTCATTGTTTTGTTCTCCTTCGCTTTTTGTTTTCTATTTCCTTTGATGATTATACTATACACCACTTTTATTGTTTTGTCAACACTTTTTTGAAAAATTATTCATTATTTTGTTCTGTGTTTTGTTCTACATCATCCGACTGCTGATTATTCATATGTTGCTCCTGCTGCTCCAATTCTGCCTGTGTTTTAACTTCTTCTATGTTCTTCTCTACCTTTCTATCAGTTGCCATATTATTAAGTGCTTCCTGTACCTGCGTATTTGCACTCAAACTATCCATCATATTGTTTTCCAATGCAATCTGTATCAGTTCTTCATTTATCTGTTCATCTGTTAAGCATTCTTCTTTTCTCCACTTCTTAATGTATGACTTCCGGCTTCTTGCATTTGCTGCAATCTCTGAAAGGTCTGTTGTTTTTTCCTCTGTTTCGTCATCTAACAATGCATAGTTCTCCTGCACTGTGACTTCATACTCTACTGCCTTTAAATCCTCAATTCCATACTTTGTTTTCACAATGTCCACATTGAGTAATGCAAGGTCAATTGCTGTTCTAACAATGAATTTAATTGCAGGAATCCACGTTTTCATTTTTTCATCACAACGCACTATTAAACTCCAATATAAAGCCTTTAATGCTTTACCGGATGTAATGCTGCCTACAAGCGTTTCCTCTGATATGTTAGGTATATCGAGTTCTCCATACATTGATGTGTTGATTCTGTCAAGCGTTGCTTTTAATGATTCTGTATGTTGCATTGATGGAGATAACACACCGACCATTGGTGAGACATTGTTTTGGTTCTGTTCTGATTTTAAATCCCAAAAGGAACCTGCACTGCTTGATAAGTTCTTTGTTGTGTTTGCGTTCATATCCACAACATAACGTATTGGGTTCATGCCTTTTCTGTCACAATCCACATCAGCATTTGCTAACATGCTGAATGTTCTTTCATAATCAACTAAATCTGCTATTTCTGATACACCGGCTTTTTCCTCAAGTGTTCCATCATTAATAATAATAACTGCCGGGATGTATGTTAAGTCTATCTGTTTTTCCGGTATCAATTCTTCAATGACATTCCCTGTTCCATCATACAAGATAGAACTAACTGTTACGTTTTCTCCTTCTGCTGTATATTTGTTTACAATGTATCTTCTCTCCTTGTAAGAATTTGTTTTTGTTGCATTCTCAAAGCTGATAAACTTTGTTAATCTGTCTGTTCCATCTGCTGTTTCATAATAAAATTGCAGTGGACTATAAAAATGTATCTGTACTCCATCCTGCTCTGAAACATCCACAAGACAGGCAACACGTTTTCCAATGAAACAATCTTTTGCACTCTGTATTAATGTTTTGGAAAAGCTACACTTCTCTAACATTTTATCGATAAGTTTTTGATACCTTTCAACCTGTTCTGTTTCTGCTTCATCCATGTTTCGTGCCTTAACTACAGTATCCGGTGTCTGACTGAACATAAATCTTGCTTCTTTATCAATTAATGTTTTTGCTTTTTTGAACCTTGTTTTTGATGGTACATAATCTCCACCACTACCTTCTGTTATAAACTCTGCACCTTTTCTGTACGCTATGTAATTCTGCTGAATTTCTAACAATTCTGATGTATAGACATTATAACCTGTCTGTATTTCATTTTTTAACACAAAATAAGGAAATGTTCTAAGTGCTCCAATGGCTTCAACCCTTGTTTGTGTTTCCTTCATTGCCATTTATTGTTTTCCTCCTTCTTTTATAAGTTAATCATATTATAACATTAACATATAACGTAGTCAATAATAAATAAGGGATGGTACAAGACCATCCCAATGTTTTTACTGATTGTTAAGCCAATGCTGAAAAGCCTTAATACAATTTGAAGGTTTGCTTAATACTCCATCTGCAACTGTTCCCATCTTATGCTGTAATGCTAACACAAACTGCTGTCCTACATAACCATCTTCCGGGATACAAAGCCACTTCTGCATTGCTCTGACCAGGGCTGAACCACCTCTGCCATAACTTACCGAGATAATGCCCGGAAAATACTTAGCACATGAACTAAGCTGTCCTGTAATTACTCCATCAGCCGGAGTTCCGAACACTTCCTGTGCTCTTTTGGTTGTTCCCTTGCCCCAATAGCCATCTTCAACAAGTTTGTTATCATCTTCCTGTTTCTTTTGTTCTTCCTGCTCCGGCTGTTTTGTTTCTGTTTTAAATCCTTTTAAGATTTCTTCAAAAGGAAAGTTCTTTCCCGGACAGGCTGTAGCTGCTAAGTCTTTATGTCTTACCACAGTGCTGATAGAATACTTTTTCTTTAAATACTCCACAAGTTCTGCTCCTGCATTCTTTTGTGCTTCTCCCATTGTTTCTGTCTCAAAATTTCCTTCAAAACAAATACCAATAGAATCCCTGTTATGACCTGCTACATGTGCTCCAACAAGGTTCTCTGCTCTACCCCTTTCAATTGTTCCATTCTTTCTAACAAGAAAATGGTAGCCAATACCGCTGAACCCTCTGTTAAGATGCCATGCATGAATTGTTTTTGCATCACAAATTGATGCTGCCGCATGATGTAGGACAATCCTGTTTGTTGACTTTCTTGTTTCCATGTTCCCTTTGAACTGTAAATTGGTTTCTACAATATTCATTCTTTTTGTTCCTCCTTATACAATACCTCTACAAGCCATTATATGCCATTTTAAGAGGTTTTATTGCTATAGTCCTATTCTTCCTCGGCTTTTACTTCCGGGATTCCTGCAACACTGGTTAAAAAGCTTACCAACCCGGATAATGCTACGCCGGATAAGATACCAACCCAGTTTACTTGCTCAACAAACTGTGCTGTACCAATCAATGCAATAGCTGTCTGTGCCATTGTCTTAACTGCTCTTGCTCCTGCTGCCTTGAACCATTTTTGCGTATTAACATTGCTTTTGAATACACAATTTGTAAATACATTTTTCATGTTCTATTTCCTCCTTTATTTATGACATTCTTTTTGCACAATTCCAGTTCATGCTTTGTTTCTTCAATATCAGCGGCATGTTTGTTTATTTCATCCCACTGTCTACGCTGACTTTCCCTTACATGTTCTTTGTATTCTTCAAACTCTTTTTCGTGTTGTTCCATCTTTTTGTTTTGTTCCTTTAACTCATTTGCTAACTGCTCTATTTGCATTGTAAGAACAGTCATTGCTTTTGTGTTATCATTTACGGGTTTGCTGATTGCAGTAAATAATCCTACAATGGCTGTCAGACCTATAACAACAAGTCCAATCATTTCTGCTTGTGACAAAGTTCCTTCCTCCTATTTACGCTTTATTCCACTTGCTATTGTTCTTCCTGTAGGTTCTTCATCATCTGTTCTGTCTATGACTTCCGGCTGTTTTGTAATATACTCAAATACTGGTTCTCTTTCTTCCATGCTTGCAACACACAATTCTATGCCATTGTACAAACCTACCATATATTCGTCCTTCCCTGCTGTTATGTTCTCTTTCTGAATCTTTCTAAGTCTCTTCAATTCCTTTAATTTGCTTTTATATGTTTTCACTGCTCCTGCTCCTAACCTGCTTTGCTATTTGTTACAATGTCTTTCACATCAGCAACTGTATATGTGTCAAGTGCATACCATATTGCAGAAAACGTATGTGGGTCAATGTTGAATAAATCATAAATAACATTGCCTTGGCTATCTTTTTTATATGTTAGGTCTTTCAACTCCCGGATAGTGTTTTTGCACTTTGGAGAACACACAATTTTTGTAAACCTCTTAACCTTCTTTGTGTTCTGTAGCCTACTTCCTACATACTTCTTACAGCCATACATATTATAACCCTGCTGTCTGTAGAACTGTATTGTTTTAGGTTCCGCACTATCTGCACATATAGGCTTCTCACACATCCTTGCCCTTTCTGCAACTTTGTTTACATCTGCCCTTTGTGCGAATTTATCATCTGTAACATGATTAACATACACTTCATCATAAATGTAAAGTATTTTCTGTTCATCATCCACACAACAAGAAATCAGTGCATTGAATGATTCCTCAAAACCAAAATCCAAACCAAAGAAGTGGTATGCAGATGGAATACTGTTTACTTTGTTTACAAACTCCCTTGCATCTTTTGCAATTACAAAGTTTGGTAACACCCTTGTTCCATTCGCTCCAAACCTTCCCCATCTTGCAACAACCCACAACATTGGGTCTGTTTGTTTCAAACCATCCAAACGCTGAATATATGCCTTTGGCAAGAATGGGTTATCATCCGGCAAACTATGATGGTAGTAAACCTTATGTTTTTTATCAATGCTTGTTTTTATCAGTGTACGCTTTTTGTAAAACTCTTCTTCATCACACACTACCTTTTCTTTTCCTTTTCTATCCCTGTGAACAAAAAAGTTGTTGTAAACCCAGTTCTCTTTACCTATAGGGTTACACGTTAGAATAAAGTGCAATGTTACTCCCGGCTCTCTGACACGTCCTAATAACTCTTGGTACGCTTCAAATCTCACCTCTGAACATTCCTCTATCCATACAATTGAAACACCATGAATAGACTTGATTTTCTCTTGGTTATCCATTCCTTTAAATATAATCCTGCTGCCATTCGGAAACCGGATTTCCATAGGTGATTGTACTGCAATAACCTTTCCACTTTTGTTTCTTGACTTCAAATTGTTTGCTTCTGACAACAAATCTAAGTTGCCTAAAATCTCTTTGAACAATGCAAAACAAGATTCTTTGATTGTCTCTCTAACCTGTCTTACTACCAATGCTGTACGTCTTTCTTTTAGTAACTTAAGTATAATCTTAAATGCTGTATTATGCGATTTACCGCTACCATACCCACCTATCAGCAGGTACTCTTCATAATCCCAATCAGTCAAATAGGAAGAAAATCTGCTTGCAATCTCCATGTTCACATTCATGCTCTGTTCTTCCTTTCCTGTAATACAAGTGAAAGGTAAGACACATTCTATGCCCTACCTTTCTTATATTATGTCATATTCTTTTATGTTTGTCAAGACTTATTAATTAAATAAATCATTTAAAAACTTAACAAACTCTTCTGCATCCTTTTTTTTAGGATTGTTCTCCAATGCATGCTGCATATAAAATGAATCTGCAAGTTTTGCATAACTGATTATCTGTAAACAAGACTTTGTTTCCCTTAATAAGCTACCTCCATGTCCATAAACTTCTTCAAAGTTCTTTCTTAATAACAAATCTGCTGCCCTCATAACACATGCTACATCTGAAAATGTATGTTTACACATTTCCTTTAAGTCTGTAACATTTTTTGTCAATTCCTCTACTTTGTTCTTTAATTCCTCAATTTCTTTGTTCTCATTTTGTTCTCTGTTTTCCATGTTCTCTACTTCCTTTCTATTATGTTTGTTTTTACTATCCCATTTATGGTAACTGCCCTTGTCGGATTCGAACCAACGTATGCAGCAGTCAAAGTGCTGTGCCTTACCGCTTGGCAAAAGGGCAATATGCCGGGTTGTTATAAATGGAAGAATAATTTGTCGAGAGGTTTTTTATTTTTCTAACACCCGGCAACATTGTGTTTTAATGACTTTATCACCTGTCATTTTTTGTTTCTAAATCTTGCAATATAATCATCCATTGTTTGACCTCATTTCCAATTGCTAATAAGTTTATCAATATCATTTTTGTGTAATACTATTTCTACTCCTGATTCTGTTTCAAAAACTTCTTTGTTTTCCTCTGAACCAATATATATAACTGTCTGTTGTTTTGTCATCCGTTTGCACGTCCTGCCAACTCTAACAGTATTTGTATATATGTATTTATTTCCTTTTACTAAATCTCTTTCATATACTTTCTTTGCTTCTCTTTCTGCTCTTGTCATATCCTGTACACTCCTTTAACTTTGTTTTGTTTTCCTTAACTTTAATTATATTATAACACAACATAACAGAAAGTCAATAGTTATTTGTAAATATTTTTGTAATAAAATAATCACCCTAAAAGAGTGCTTAAATCTTCTTGTACTTGTCTGATATTATTTTAGGCGTACAGTTATTCCACAAAACTCTATGGTGTAAACGCATTGTTTTCTTTGTTCCACCCATCATGCTTACGACTACACAACTAGGGCAGCACATTACACTGTAAAAAGATTTGAGAAATGTTCCACAATCTAAATATTGCTCTGACATACCACCTTTTTGCTTTTGCGTTTGTAATTGTGCCAATGATATGTCTGTATATGTAAACATTAATTTTCCTTGTGTTCCAAGCAAACAGTATGTATTAACATCCTCGTTCACTCTTCCTTTAAATTCGAATTGCCTATCCGTTCTACAGAAAAAGCTATTCATTGCTTTACGCAGTATTTTCTCGTAATACTTCTTGTTGTTCTTACCGCCAATGAAATCATCACCTTGAGCAAAAGCAACTGTATATGCTCCTGTTACGTTTAAAAAATCAAGCATTATGTCAAACAATGCATCTGCGTTTTTAACCTTAACATTATCATTCTTATTCACTGACATAACCTTAAAATCCAACCTTATATAATCGTCATCCAACTCTAAAAAATATTTGTATCCTAATTTTCTTGCTATTTCAAAACAAGCATTTCTCGCATAAAATATTGTTCTACGTTCGTCGAAATTATCCATCTGGTCATATCTATCTGCTATATCCTGTTTATCGAACATATACACATTTTCTTTCCCATAGATTCTGTAGTAATCTTTTTCTAATTCGTCCTCGTTATCTATAACAAGAATTACTCTGCCAGTATACCCTGCTTTTTTCAGTGTCTTTAGTGTTCTAACGTTGCTCGCCCTTCCATGTGTCAAAATAAAAACAACAAAACTTTTATGCTTCATTATCATCACCCCTTAACAATGCTACTTGCTTACTCATTTCTACATATCCTTTTGCAATGGCATCTTCAAAGTCGATAATAACAAGTGCGCTATCTTCCATAAGTTCTTGCATTTCTTTGTTTGCCTGTGCATAATACTCTGCTATCTTACTGTAATTAAAACACAGGTGCCTATATGCTCCATATCGTAAGAACTTCTTTTCCTCTTCTGAAACATTGCTTTGTTTTATTTTTTCCAACAATTCCCTTGTTTTACTTGTATCACATAATTCTGATATTTCCGGCTGCTCTCCTTTTATGTCATATTGAGGTATGTTTGTTTTCATTGTGTACTTCTTTTCTTCTTCTGCTATTTCTTCTGCTAAATCAAAACCGAATAGCTTCATTTGTTCTTTATCGAGTTCTTCCAGTTCCTGTGCTAATAAAACATCATCCCATTCACTCTCGTTCAGTTTGTTATCAATTAATCTGTATGCTTTTATTTGTTCTTCTGTAAGTTCTTCTAAACATACTGTAGGTACTTCTTTAAGTCCTGCCTTTTTTGCTCCTAGGATTCTACCATGTCCTGCTACTACACAATTGCTTTTGTCAATGATTACTGGCTGTGTGAAACCAAACTCTTTTATACTGTTTGCAATCTGTTCTACCTGTTTCTTATCATGCTTCTTTGCATTCTTCTTGTACGGATGCAATGTATTTATGTTCTTGTACTTTATGTTTAATTGTTTCATTGTTCTGCACTCCTTTATTAATACTTTGTTTTCTACGGTATGTTATGGTATGTTTGTTTTATTAACTTATAACCTCTATAACATATATAATTAATATATATAAGGCTTTTTATTTACTTACACATAATACCTATTGTTTGTTTTGTTTTTTGTTCTATTGTTCCTATTCCAACATTCTACAGACAAAATGCCTTCATTTCATAATCTGCTGTTTCATAATCATTATTAAATATTGCTGTTACTGCTTTTTAATCATATCACATAAGCAACTTTCATAATGATTTCTCATATAATCATAATCACCAATGTGGTCTACATGATAATACATATCATTCATGTTTTCCTGTGTTACGTTTGGTAATTTACCTTCTTTGTATGCTCTGTAAATAACTCCTGCCTGTTTTCTTGTTGCCATTGTTTGTTCCTCCTTCACTGGTTGTTTTCCTTTCCCTTTCTGATATTATAATACCATGTTCCGCTTTGTTTGTCAACATGTTTTGTTATATTTTTTTACTTTTTTATTGTTCTGTTTTTCTCCTTTGTTCTTCTAAATACTCTAATACGGTTATGCCCTTATAAGGCTTTATATGCCTTTTTAAGACAATTTTATTATTTACCCCTAAACTAATACAGGTATGCTTATTACTTCTGCTTATAACCGCATTTAATGCCTTAGAATGGCTATCCATTGTAAACATCATTTCCCCAGTCATCCTCTGTACTTTCTTCTGATTCCTGTTCTTCTTCCCAATCTGTATCTGTGTTCCATGCTTCTTCCTCTCCTTCTTCCACATCAGTGTCAAGTATTCCATTCTGTGCATTAAATATGTCTTGTTCCTGCTGCTCTGATAGCTGGAATGTTGTGTCTCCCTTTGGTATCAGATTAATTGTTATGTTTTGTCCTGTAACATTCTTTCCATCTTCAAACATTTCCAATTTGTCCATCATATCTGTTATTTCTTTTATTGCTCCAACATCCCCGGTAAGTCCTTTTTTAAATAATGCCACCATCAGAATAGACTTGTTTGTTGTATCTTCATCTTTAAAACCAAACTGTTTGAGCAATTCCTTTTGTTTGTTTGAACTTACACGCATGTTAAGTAATTCTTTCATACAGTTCTGTAATGCCATCTTCTGTTGCTTTTTCTTAAGCCTTGCTTCCACTCCCATTTTTGCAATCCGTGTTCTTTCTTCCGGTGTTCGCTTGTCTAATGTGATTAGGTTCTTACTATAACCTTGACCTTTTCTGTTTCCCATGTTTTGCTATCTCACTTCCTTTTTCTGTAATTAAAAAGGCAGGATTTACCTGCCTTGTATTTATGTAAACACATATTTGTGGCTTTATAAAAAGGCAGGTATTTTGCTTGGCTACCACTTCCCGGTGTTCATCCTCACCGCTCCTATTGTTATTATAATATCACAGTTTGTTTTGTTTGTCAACACATTTTATGCGGACGTTTCTTCTTTGAGTGCATTTCAATCTTATGTTGTCTGATTGCTTCACAGTCTGCTATTGTATTGCTAATCTTCTTCCGCTTTTCATTAATTGCCCTTTTCTCTTCTGCAAATTGTTTGTATGGCTCACATACTGAATGGCAGCCTAAATACCTTTTATCACAATTCATACATGGTGCTTTCATTTTTTGTAACACCCCTTCGAATCAAGGTAGCTTTCAATCTCATATAAATATTGTAATGCTTCCGGTAATTCCTCTTGGTTGTCCAACCACACAAAGCCATCCTTATCGGCACTCATAAAACGTTTATTGCTTACCGGAACTCCTTCCCCGGTTGTATTGTTCAATTTGCTAGAAACTTTTTTCAACAAGTCTACAATCAACATAAAACATATGCTTAACAGAACCATTACTGTTATGTTATTTGCTACCTTTGCAATTACTACCGGGATTAATACCTGTAACAACACTGCTATGTTTCCTAAGTTCTTTTTAATCTGATATACTACCTGCATTACTATTTCAAACAATGATAAATAAATCACCCTTAATAATTCTTTCATAATACGCTTGTACCCTCCTGCAACGCTTTTAATCTATCACGCAACCGCTTTCTGTATGGCTGCATCTTGCACACTTCACACCTGTATTTGTTCTCTGCCATATAAAAGCTTCTTCCACACTCCTTGCATATATCACAGTTCCTGTCTGCAATTTCCTTTTCATCTGCTGTTATGTAAATAACAACCTTGATTAAGTTCCTCCCGGATTTGTTCCGCACCTTACTAATGCTGTATGTTATATTCTCACTATTATTTACTGCGATTATGTTTGTGCTTATCCATTTACAAGCTTCTAAGTATGCTGCTTTTATTGTTACGTTCTCAAATGTCTTTTCTTTCACTCTCTCGCTTATTTGCATTGTTTCAACCCTCCATGGCTTTCTGTTTTGCTTCAACTGCTTTCTTGTCTGCTAATTCATTTAATGGGTTATCATTATGACCTTTCACCCACACCATGTTTACTTCCATTCCTTTTTCATAAATCAGTTTGTAAGCCTTTTTCCATATCTCCATGTTCTTTATAGGTTTGTTCTCTTTTGTCTGCCATCCATTAGAATGCCAATTCTTAAGCCATCCTTTTTTTACAGCGTTCACAACATAAGCACTGTCACTGTATATTGTCACTTCTTTTGCTCCGTCTTTATAAGATTTTACTAACGCTGTATAGGCTGCTGTCAACTCCATTTCATTGTTTGTTGTTTCTTTTTTACCGCCTGTCGTTATTTTTGTTTCAAGACCATTTTCTATGTTCACCTCTATGCAACACCATCCACCTGCACCCGGATTCCCGGAACAAGCACCATCTGTGTAGAAGCACTTCTTTTTACTGCTCATTGTCCTGTTCTCCATTCTTAATTAATGCATAAATCTTAATGATTGTTTTTGCTTCGGCTTCCCACAATGTAAGACCATAAGCATTGCCCTTCCATTGTCTGTTTTTGTCCAACACACTAACTTTGTAAAACTTAAATGTATCATCTTCAAAGTATGAACTGATACCCTGTGTTCTGTAACCATAATGTGAGCATATTCCATTCAATGCCTTTTCTAATATTTCTATTGGTATTACTTCACATTTTGTTATGTTATTCTTCTCCATTAACTTTGTAATTGGTTTCACCTTGTACAAGAAACTGTTCAGTTTGTTTTTGTTCTCCTGCTTTGCACAGTCAAGATTCAATATGTCATCTGTTTTCATGCTTCTAACTCCTGTTCATTGTTTTAATAAAAAAGGAGCAAAGAACATTATAACCGTCCTCCACTCCTTTTCAAGATATTATATTAAATTACTGGAAGCTAACCGGGGATTTTTTAAATCTCCCAATCGTCATCCTCTTCATCCTCGTCCTCTTCTGTTGCTGCTGCATCTGCATCTGCTTTCTTTAACAGTTTTGCATAAACATCTGCGGACTGTTTTGGCTTTGTTTTAATCTTTCTGTCAGTACACATTTTGAACAGTTCTTTTGCTGATTTTCCTGCATATGGGTCTTTGTTTTCCTCTTCCTCTTCTTCATCATCCCAATCGTCTGCATCATCATTTGCTTTTAATACTGCGATTAATGAAGCCTTATCACGTTTCTTGCACTGTGAGGAAATTCCTCTGTCACAACACAGTTTATAAAGTGCTTTAGAAGTCATTCCTTCATAGTCACCTGCTTCTTCCTCTTCCGCATCCTCTTCCGGCTCTGCTTCTTCCTTAGCTGCTTTCTTTTCTGTAGCCTTTTCTGCTTTCTTTACAACCTGCTCTGTTGTTTCCTCTTCTTCATCATCCTGTCCATTGTTTGCAAGTCCTGTCTCAACAATTCTTGCTGTAACCTTTGGTGATACAGCCTTCAGAATCTCTAACAGATATTTGCTGTTCTCCATACTTACTGTTCTTGTGAAGAGTGGAAATCTACTTCCAATCTCTGCAATTGTCTCTTTGTTGTTTCCCATTAATTCTTTTGCTGCTTCATATGCAGTCCAATTTGTTGCCATGTTTTTGTTCTCCTTTTCTTCTTTGACTTTTTTCTTGTTCTCTTTTTTCTTCTCATTTTGTTTTTGCCTAGTGACTGTTATCTCATAAAGTGTAGACCTTTATTTGATGATTCTATATTAACACATTTATTGTTCTGTGTCAATAACTATTTTGTAATTTTTTCTAATGTTTCGTCAATTGCATTTCTTAACTGCTCCAACCCTTCCCGGTTCAGAATACCAAGACCATTCCGCAAGAACACTTTTGTTTCTCTCTCACCTTCGTTGGTCACAAGCTGTTCTGTGATTGAATAACCAAGGAAGTTGTTTTCGCTGTCGATTGTCTTAGAAATCACAACGTTACGCTGCGGTTTTATTCTTGCTTTTGCAAGTTCTAAATATTTTAGTCTTCCCATTGTTCTGCATCCTCACTTTCACTGCTATTGTCCGGCAATTCAATGATTGCAGAAAAACGTAACTGAATGTATTTTTTGTCAACCAACTTACAAATGTTGTCAAGGTTTACATTATCAACCAATGACTTGAACGGTATTGTTGCATTACCATCCCGGTCAAAGTTTACTGCTCCAATTGTAAACATGCCAAGGCTCATTACTCCTGTATCTTCTGCCTTTGCGTGTACTGTAATATCATTGTTCAAACCCTGTAACAATTCCACACTTGTAAGAATCTCGTCATATCGAAGTTTGAACTTAACGACAACCGCTTTGTTTTTTCCGATTGTAAGTCCTTCAAAGGTTGCTACTCCTTTTTGTTTGAATTTCTTTTCTGCCATGCTTTTTCTCTCTCCTTTTGTTTCTGTCTGTTCTCTTTTATTGTTTGTTCTCTCTCCTTCTCTCTTTGTTTATAATAGTTTTCCCTTGCTGCAATTTGTTTCTTTAAATCTGTTTCCCTTGCTACTTCTCTATTATAATCCTGTTCTTCTATTGTGTCAACATCAAAATCAAATATTGTTTCTGTTCTTTTTTCTACTTCTCCGCGGATTCCTTTTTCTTCTAATACCTTTGCCGCTATAAGCTGTTTAAACGCTTCTATATCCGTTTCTTTTACCATAAGCCATACTTCATCCACATTCAAAAACTGTAAAGCAAATACAGGTAATTTATGAGATTCTAAGGCTTGTGCTTCTAACACATGTAATGTTGTCTGCTTCAAGCTGTAACTTTCTTTGTCTGTAGATTTTAATTCACACAAACAATGCTCAGACTGTCCATCCCCCTTTTCAATCCACGTTGCACCACTGTTTCTTGTAGGTTTTAAACCTAGTCTGTGCATCACTTCCGCTTCATTCTTTCTATACCACTTTGTACTACGTTTATTCATGACTTGTTAGCACCTTTCACATTAATATTGTTTCAATTTGTCCTGCATATCCTTCTGCATGAACTCTAAGTATGTTTCTTTTGTTTCATAGCTCCTTTTACGCATGTCGTTAAATTCTTCTTCGCCGAATAGTTCTTTGTACTCTTGTTCTTTCTGCACAAGTAACTTTGTGTACTCTCCGATTGGCATTTTTAATTTACTGCCAAACGGTTCTATTTCTTTCTGTATTCCATTTACTAACAATGTATCACCGCCTTTTTGCTATAAATTGAATAACCTTCCTGTCTTTCTCATTTGCCCTATCCCATAAGTAAAACCCGGTTGTTGTTGTGAAATCATAAAATATATAACCATACTGTGTTTTGTTTCTAATCCATTCTACGGAATGTTTTTGTTGCAATTCATACAATTGTTTTGAAACTGTATCAAACTGTATGTCCTGCCATACGCTTTCACCACATTCATAATAAAGGTAACTATGCAGAAGTATTACCCTCTGCAAAAAGTCAACCTTTAACTTGTCTGTCCAATAAACCGGGAACTTGTATTCAAGTTCTTTCATGTTTCCTTCACCTTAGTACAAAACTTTTTCAAAATCAACTAAGTCATAAGAATCTGATTCTTTATCATATTCATAAATTGGTCTTACTTCAAACTTAGCTTTGCCTTCAACCGGGATGTTATAATCATCTACTTCCCATGCTTCCATTGTATCACCGTTTGTATGCTGTTCTGATACTTCAATTCTGTTTCCGTTTTCCAATTCATAAATACATGTGCTGTTTTTGATTTCTAATAATTTTACCATTGTTCTTTTCTCCTTCATTTATGTTGTTTACTTTGTTTCTGTTATTATAATACACCTTTTGTTGTTCTCTGTCAACACTTTTCTAAATTATTTTTGGTATCTTTTTTATTAGTTCTTTGTTTTGTTTTATGTACACTCTTAACTCTTTAAGAACCTTTGCTTCTTCATTCCTTGCTTCCCTTAATGTCCTGTAGTTCTTCCGGCTTACCATAATACCTGTAGGAATGTGTGTGAATACATATCCTTCACCATCATATGCTTCTGTGATTGCTACATTCCGGGATTCCGTTTTAAATCCGTCTACCTGCTTACGCTTCCCATTCTTTAGCCTTATCCAAGCTTTCATACGCTAACCTTTCCACATTACACACTAGGCAGCTTACGCTGCCCTTAACTGTGCTAATGCCATTCTGTATTTGTTGCTAGTGTTCAAACGGTTCAGTGTTAATGTGTGTATTGTGTCAATGCTCATTCCCTTAAACACTGTAATTGCAAGAATGTCTTTCAGACTTATTGTTCCTGCATTTTCCAACTTTGTTACCATGCTAATGCATCTGTAACTGAATGTTGCCCGGATTCCATTGTTTTTTGCTTCACTTCTTAAACATTCCACAAAATCAACCAACTCTGTGTTGCCCTTTGCAATGTGCATTTCAATGTTTCTATCATAATCAAAATCAATGATTGCAAATCTATCAAGTGTAGCTTGGTCAAGAACAAGTCTGCCTGTATACAATTCATCTGCTCCGCTTCCTACGGTATTTCCTGCTGCCACAACTCTAAAATTCTTATGTGCTTTAATTTTTCCGTTTGGGAACTCAAAATATCTGTTTGCAATCGCTACATTCAATAATACTAATACTTCCGGGATTGAAGCGTCCATTTCATCAAGGAAGAATATACCACCATTCTTAAATGCTTTATAAAACTCTGTTTCATGATAAACACCACCTGCATCAATGAAGCCTGTTAATTTGTATTCCTGCTGAACACTGTTTGTAAAATAAAACTCTAAACCAAGTTCCCAAGAAATCTGTTCAAGTGTGTAGTTCTTTCCTGTTCCTGCTTCACCTGCTAAATAAACTGGAATGTTATTATCAATGCAGGTTTTAATTAAATCATATTTACAATGTTTTACTTCTTCATCCCAGTTTGTTTTCTGTTCTTCCTTTTTCACAACCGGGATTTCTTTTTTAACCTTTGGTATTTCAAGTTCTACTGCATCTTTTGCAGTTCTGCTTGAACGTCTTAATTCATCAGTTGTTCTTGTTTTACTTCTGAAATCAACTGGTCTTCTGTATTCAAACATTGTACCATCTGATTGTAATTTGTAACAATACATAATTCCCTGTATTTCAAAACTGTAAATACCATGTTTTAATTCTTCCCTGATTTCTATTGTATGTTTTCTTGGTGTCCTCCTTACTACTACTTCACCAAAGTCTGTTTTAATTGTTGCTTCAATCTTATTTGTTGTTCTGTTAAATTTCACATTCAATATTGTTCTTGTTTTCATTTCTTATTATCTCCTTCATGTGTTGTTGTTTATTTATTAACTGTATTTATTATAACTTATTAAGTTATATACGTCAATACTTATTTTATATTTTTTACAAAATATTTTTCAATTTGTTTTATGTTCTGTTCTTCCACTACAGCAGGAACATAATAAACATTGTTCATTGTTTGTTTTACTACTTTCTGGTCTCTAACAATAAAACCATGTATTACTCCTACTACGCTTGTTTCTTCTAACTTTTCAATCACATTAAATATAATGCGGCGTAACATGCTTGGGTGCATTAATGGAAATGCCATTTGTTTTATGTTCATACGCTGTGTACTGTCCTTTATTTTAACATCAATGCAAACAATGCTCCTTTCAAAACGTGTTAAATACATTGGTATTGTTACAAACACATTACACCTTGTTCCAGACTGTTCCATGTTCTGCACCATTTCAAGGAATTTTACGCTTTCTTCTTCTATCATTTCTGCTTTTACTGTTGATGCATAAGCAAAGTTTTTTACCACGTTTGCAACCTTTGTTTTAGATGCAACCCTTTTGTTCTGTATCATGTTTGTAGGGATTCCTTGTAAATACCTTGGTACAGAACATTGAAAACCTGCTACATCATAGACTGTTTTGTTTTTTGCTACTGGACTACAGTTTCTTGCATTTAATTTAGTCGTTAATAACTTTGCCCCGGATTCCCAACCATGATACAAAAGGTCTGTAGCTTCCTCAAAACTATTTGTTTTTGTGAACCTAGCTGTCATTTCTGATGTATCAATTGATGCGTTCCATGTTTCACCCTCAGGCGTATATGGTGTATTCTTGATAAAACTCATTAAATCATTTATGCTATTAAAACTTACTTTTGTGTAATTGCACCTTGATGTTTTTCCGTATGTTTTGTTCATTTCTATTCCTCCATAACTTTGTTCACTTCTTTAACTGTATTTATCTTAACACAACACAAGAACAATGTCAACAACTTTGTTTTATGTTTTTGTTTATACTCAATAAATGCTTTGTCATATGTTCTGCAAATAATACTTTTGTTTCTTCTTTTCTTTGCATATACTTCATATTCTTCTAATGTTTTTCCTGTAAATTTCTCCATACTCTTTTTAATACTCCATCTTAAAAATTTATTTGCTTTATTTTGTTTTGTTTGCAATATTGTTTAAAAGATTTTATATTATTCCTTTTAAGACTCTCCCTTATCTTGTAAACAGCATCATCTAAATTTATCAATGCTTTTTGTTTTGACGTGTATCTAGTATATTCAATCGCAATCCCTGTTTGATAGTGTGTAATAGAATAACATCTATTTTCTAATTTTACTATAACAATGTTTTTATACTTTGTTTTATAACATTGTTTCTTTACAACTTTTCTACCCCATTCCATTATATTACATTCCATTTTAATTCCTCCTATTTAACGATTTAAGACAATTTATATGCTTGCCCTAAGAAGATTACACCTAATATATTATAATGCCTTAAATAAGCAAATAAACGTTACTTAATAACATTAAAAATAATTTTTTGCACCTTGCATGTTTGCGTCCTTTAGCGTCCACTCCACATACTGTTTGTTCTCTGTTCTTTTGTTTTATTATAACATTCATTTGTTCTTATGTCAACAAAAAAAGGAACACAAAACTGTGTTCCAATTAAAAACATTCTTCCTGTAACTTTTGTTTATTTTCCGGCAGAAATCCATATGCTGCTATGCAGTAACTATCTGCTATATCATCATTAATTTTACAAGGTACTTTCTTACCATCTATTTTAACCTGTATAATGCCTTTCTTGCCTTTGCCCTTATATTCCTCCGCTATATACTTTAAGAGTCCTTTATCACGAATATACAGGATTGTACGATACTTTTCCGGGTTTATTTCATATGGGTTTTGTAAAGGTTTGCTATCACCTACAATCTGTGCCTTCCATGACCTTGTATCAACTGAATACACTGGTATGTCATAATCCTGCCCTATTTCTATAATTACTGCCAACAAAGCACCTGTAGCTTTTATATAGGCTTCTGATAAAAAACCTTGAGAACGTAATCTAATACGTTCTACAATGATTGTAATATCATCTTTGTTTTGTTTTCTCAATCTGTTTATTTGCTGTCTGAAATACATATCTAAATGTCTACGCTTATCAACGTTTGTTTTGCAATCCTCAAAATTAATTGATTTCATACATAAAATTTTTTTGTTCTCTAATATAGTCACGCCTGTCCTTGTGTAACTTTCATCAATCCCGATTACCACTTTTCCCACTGCTGCACCTCCTTCCAAGAATGTCCTGTCCATGCATAATCCTACGCATTGTCCATGTATCAGTAAACCATACCGGAGTGAACCATATCTTTTCTATATCATCCGGTAAAACTGGACTAGGCTTTGTTAATGTATTGTCATGTATAACATAACCTGCTAACCCATGTAAACTAAGCTGTATATAACACATATGAACACATAAGCTGTCAATGTCCTGCCCTACAAAGTATATGTGATTCTGATAGTTATATTTTTTGAACATTCCTTTTGCTGCTTCACTCGCTGCTATAAGTGTTGCCCCTGCACCACAAGCACAGTCATAAACGCTTGCATAACCTTGTTTGTGTACTGCTTTGCCTAACTTCTTCCGGTCAAAAGTAACTGCTGTCATTGCTTCACATACACTGTATGGCGTAAAAAACTGACCTGCATTTTTGTTGCTTATTTTTAACAGCATGTATAGTTCTCCTAATAAATCTTGGTTAGGTCTTACTTCCAATTCTTCCACAAGCAATGCAAACATTTGTGGAAAAAGTTTTTGCTCCTTCTTCTGATAACTGTTAATGATACGCAAATACTGCTGTTCTCTCTCTTCATAAATTGTCTTGAATGGTTCACTACCTGCTAATGGTAATATGCTTGTATTTGCTAATGTAATTGCAAATAAAGCCATACAATCAGACCATACAGTATACGGTGCTTTACTCCTGCACAAAATCTTAAATCCATTCATAAACCTTTTCTTGTAGTTCTCTTTTTCTCTCTTCTCTTTCTCATTCATTCTATTTGCCTTTCTGTTCCATTTGCTTTTTAAAGCGTTCATACTGCTTTGTGTATTCATAAGAATTGTGAAACACATTTACTGCTGCTTTATGTAACTTTGGCTCATATTGTTTTGTTTTTCTTAGTTCTTCCTTCAACCCTGCTGCATATCCGAATGGACAACAACAACACCCTGTTCTCTTAAAACCATACTTAGTATAACACTCGCTATGTTGTATGTCAAATAGTTTTTCGTATTCTTCTTTATCAGAATTGCTATACCAAAAAAGCGGCATGTACAAATCATCCTCCCAACCTTCAAGAAAACATGTTTTGTACTGTGTTGCTCTCACACCGCCTTCTGCCTTTCTAATTCCAATTAATTTCAAATCACATTTATGTTGTTTTATGTACCTTTTGGAAACTTTCTTTTTTGCATAGTCACAACATTTACCTGAGATTTTAAACTGTGGTGGATATTTTATAAGAAATTCTTTCAACCATTTGTTTTGTGCTATGCAGAATCTTTTATCATTCCCATTCTGTTTTAAATTGCACCACCAACTTATATAATATCCTGCTCCCGGATATTTTTTTTATCAGTTCTTCATACGGTCTGTCAGTAAAATCAAAACCATGCCTTTGCAAGCCTTCAATTTTAGCTGATACCTCTTTCGATATAAAAGGCTCTCCATACTTTTTTTACACATCCCGGTATAGGAATTATTGCATGCTCTCTCTCTATGGAAATACCATACTTTTGTTCAAGATATGATATATGCTTTTTTGTTGCTTCATACTCTAAACCTGTATCAAAGTAAACATATCTGCACTTGTTTTCTGTATCACAACGATAACATATGTCAATCATGATGTCACTGTCAGCACCTCCACTAATTGAGCAGAATATGTTTTCATAGCTCTTTTTGTTTATAAAATTGTATGCCTTAATTAAATTGTTCAATATTGTTGTATTTTTTTAAATTGATACTTTTAAGATAATCTAGCATACTTTCTATGTTTTTAAACTTTTCTATCACTGCCACTTTCTCCTTTTGCTTCATCCCGGACACAAGTTATTGTAATAATATTGTCTCTTATAAACTTCTTTAATTGTACAGACTTCACTTTTTGTAAGTTATCTGCTGAAATAAAATAACGTTTGTCTGATTCATCCACATAAGTTATGTACAAGCTGTCTGATTTGTAAAACACAAGATTCTTGTTTTTATTCCAATCACTTGAAACACGCTCAACTTCTTTTGTTCTAACATTGAATATGCAACGTTTTCCTTTTTCAACACCAAGGTAAATATATCTTCTAGGCTTTGTCTGCTTTGTCTCAATTCCAAAGACTGTACCGTACTTCATTTTGTTGCAGCAACCTCCACAACCACACTGGTTGAGTTTTTCCTGCTCTCCTTCAACAAAAAAGAATGGTGCATAGCCATACCTTTGTAACGTGCAACCATACCTGTAAACTGTAACTCCATCCTCAACCTTGTACTGCTTTTCTCGTTTTCTTAAGTGAACACATTCACCACAGCACATTTTGCTCATTAGCTTTGTTCCCTCCTTCCCTGCTTTGCATTCTTTTGTTTCGCATTCCATACAATCAAGGTATGTTACTCTTAATTTATATGCCTTACAGTATTTAGACATTAATCAAAGAACCTTTCCTGTTTTTGCATAGCATCTATCTGTAAACTGTTTTTCTCTTTCTGTAATCTCATAAACAACCTTTGTATGTGATTTATCAATTCTCTGTTTCTCCACAATTTTATCAACTGGTGTCATTCTCATTCTTGAACCTAGCTGATAGTTGTTAATCATGTACATTACTTTCATTGTTTTGTTCTCCTTCTCTTTTTATTTTTGTTTTCTTGTTTCTATGTTCATATTATAACATGTTGATTCTCATTTGTAAGGCATTTTATTCCTTAACTTTTTCAAACGCTTCTTTTTTCCACTGCAAAACCTGTTCTAGTGAATAACTACCATAACCTATTGTTCTATGGTCTGCTCCTACCTCTTTGTATAACAATTCATAGTACGGTTTTTCTTCTGTGCTTACTCCTTCATCAACGATTATATAAAGTTCACTTACCTTTGTTTTGTTACTGCTTTCTTTTTCACTTGAAACAACTTCCTGCACTGATTTTGTTTTGTTTTTAAGTCCTTCCTTAATTCCTTTTATTATTCCAATTGTTGTACAGGCTATGCATAGACATATAAAATACACTAACACACCTGCTAAAATAATTCCAAGCGCCATTGCAATAATATTCCCAAAATTTGTAATCATAGTTTTTCTTTACTCCTTCCATAACATACATCATGCATAGGACAAGATTCTGCCATCTTACAATTGTAACTGGAACACTTTTCATGCCTTTTTACAATCTTGTTTCTGTTCACTAATCTGTCCTTAAACTCCTGCACCCTTTCCAACCTTGATATATACGGTGCTATCTCTGTAGGGTTGTACTCATATTTGTAGACTTTAAACTCCTGTGTGTTCTTATCATCACACAACACAATGCCATTGTGTATTCCTGTTAAGTACATGTACAGTTGACATTGCTTTCTTCCACTTGCATGATACTTCTGTTTTTTAAATGTGAATGTGTTTACGCTCTTAATCTCCACAACATAAGGTATTTTTTTCACATCATCATTATGTACACTTTCAAGCTTGTAATCCTCCGGGATAGCACATATAATGTCTGGCGTGTATGATAAATCAAACTCTTCTGCAAATCTGCTGAAATCGCAATCTAATGGCTCACACAATCCGCCCCGGATAAACAATCTTTGCCACTTCTCATGGATTGCATCTCCTTCGCTGAATATACGTTTTAGTCCTATTGGTGTTTGTTCTCCCTGCAATTGTTTATAAAACAAACTCAACACCTGCTGCCTGTAGCAGAACTTATCATCAGACACAATCATAGCAGAAGCATGTAAACCTCTACGCTCTGTTGTCTCCTGTCCTCTCGTCATTACAGACTTCAAAAACTCAAGTTCTTTTGGTATATCCTTATCAAGATAAAACAGCCTGTTCAATAACTTTTCTATTTGTTCCTCTTCTGTACTCTGTAACTTTGTAAAGTTCCCGGATGCTTCTTTTCTTATTTCATCCATTAATCCCATGTTGTTCTCTCCTATCCTCTCATTTTATGAATTGAGATAATGTCTTGTAAACTGTAACCTGCTTTTATAAAAGCTGTCCTTGCCTGTAGCTTTGTTTCTGCATACACGAAAAACTTATGTCTTGACACACCATCTATCGTTGTACGCTTAAAAGTAATACAATATCTTATCATTCAAACATTTCCTTGTACTTTTGTTTATGTTCTTCCATTATCTCTTTTCTTGTATTGTCAAGGTCTGCAAAATTTACAAAACCTCTTTCAAAAAACAAAGGTATCTCACATGACTGCATTGGATTGTTTACTTTTGACTTCACAACCTTGCATTTCATAATCATGCCTATACGCTCATTCTTTTCTGTATTGTACGGATTGTGGTTAGGTATTTCAATATACCCTTTTCTTGCAACCTGTATCTTTAAACTTACGCTATGTCTTAGCTTATGTCCTCCGGGTGTCTGAATGTTATCACCAAAAGGTAATGCATTCATCTTGTCTCTAATCTGATTAATGAATATAACCGTTGTTCCTGTTTGTTCTATAACATACTCTAATGTTGGTAAATACTTGTCCATGAGCCTTGCTACTCCACCTATACGCATTTCTTGCTCGCTGTCTGTATTTACCGCCTTTCGAATCCTGTCTATATCATCCTTTGGCTGCAATGATGGTACGCTGTCAATCATTATAAGAGGTATGCCCTCTTCTGCAAATCTGATTGCTCTATTGAATGCTTTCTCACCATATGGCGCACGATACACAAGCATTTGTTTTGGTTTGTTTCCAAACACCTTTGCTCTCTGCCTGTCGAATGTTCCTTCTATCGGTATATCTAAACATATTGGATGTTGTGAACAAAGGTGGTAGCCAAGGGATGTTTTTCCTGCTGATTCTGCACCAAAGATTTCTATTGTTCTACCCTTTGGCATTCCTCCACCAACGATATTATCTAAATCCGGCAACCCAGTTTTCCACCTAGGAATGGCAAGGTCTCCTGTTTTACTTCCAAGGCTATAAACAATGCCGCTTCCTTCTTTCTTTGCAATCTCTGCACATAGCCGCATGATTCCTTCTTTATTCATCTTACTGTCTTTCGCCATAGTCTCTAATTCCTTTCGTTACCTTCCTAATAAACTGCTGTCATACTTGATAACCATATTCAAATATCGTTTCTTATCAAATACAAGAGCACTGCTTTGTTCCTTTAATATTCTTATAACTCTTTCATTTACTGTTCTACCTTTGCATCTGTCATAGAAGTTATCAAAGCTTGTAAACGCTCCATTTTTGTTTCGCTCTTCTTCAATAGCCTGTGCTGCCTTTTCTCCTATGCCCTTAATGATGCTCAATCCCTGCTGTATAACGTTTTCTCCATCCACAACCCGGATGCTTGTTGTTGCTGTATAATTAACATGTGGTAACATAACTACCGCACCATCTTTCACAGCACATTGACTGTATTTGTAAATATCTGCATCACTTCCTGCATATCTCATTTTCACGTACCAAAACTCTGTTGGATAATGCAACTTGTAATACATTTGGTCTACACTGATTAACGCATAGCCTGTGCTATGACCTTTGTTGAATCCGTATATTAACATGCTCGCCCATATACTATCTGTCTGCTCTTTATTAAGTCCTTCTGCCTTGCAACCTTTGTAGAAGTCCTTTTTCATCTGTTTAATAATTGGTATGTATTCCGGCTTTGTCAAGTTCTCTGCTTTCTTCATAATTTTAAGCATATCGAAAGATTGTTGTGCTGTTAGGTGTCCTAGCTTCTGTGCGACTTCAACTGTCTGCTCTTGGTAAAGCATTGTTCCATATGTTTCTTTTGTATATTTGTAATAAGGTGTCGTTGTATCAACATTCCCGGACAACTTATTATATGCATATGTTTCATGCATTTTTAACTGTAACGGTGCAGGTCTGTTTAATGCATTAACTGCTATGACATCCTCCAAACAATCACACTGTATCATGTCAAGTATTTTCTTTGGTGCTGATTTTTCCATTTGGAACACACCTTCTGTTCTTCCTTCCCGGAAGCCATCCATAACCTCTTTGCTTTCCTCTTCATCCTCTGTAACCTTATGTCCTGTCAATTCTTCAAGTTCTCGCATTTCTGCTGCTGTCTTTAAACCTAACATATCAAACTTAACACAATTGATGTACTCTAAATCATCTTTATCATAACATGAACTTAATGCACCTGTTCTCCTGTCTCGCATAATAATACAAGTATAATCTGATATATCAGTTCCTACCACTGCAACCCCGGCTGCATGTTTTCCAAGATATTTTATTTTTCCATATAACTTAGAAAAATGCTTGATAAAGTTATCATACTTTTCATTGTATTCTACCGTCTTATAGCCATTCAAAAGATTAGCCATGTTCAGTTCATCTTCAAATACAAAAGACTTTATGTATGCTTTAATCTCTGCAATTGTTCTTTTGTTTTCTCCGGCTTCATACTCGTCTACTTCTTTTGTTGTTTTCAAACCACACACACTTGCAAGGTCATTTACAAGGTTGTCTACTCCATACATGCCATAAGAGCATATCTGTATAGCTTTGTTTGGATATTTATTTATAACATAATCAATAACTTCCTGCCTACGGTCTGTCTCAAAATCTATGTCTATATCCGGGAGTGTTTTCTTTTCTTTTCTCATAAATCTTGAGAAATCTAACTTAAATTTAATGCTATCAACATCAGTTATTCCAATTGCATAAGCCACTTCACAATTGCAGACACTTCCTCTTCCTTTTCCTACTGCTATGCCCTGCTGTCTCGCCCAATTAACATAATCTCGCACAATTAAAAAATAATCTGCAAACCCATGGTAATTTATAACATCAAGTTCCTGTTTGCATCTTTCAATGTATTCTTTTGTGTTCTTTCCCTTTTCCTTAAGACCACGTTGTACAAGTTTTTTAAGTCCCGCTTTGCTGTCCTCTAATCCTAAATCCGGCAATTCAAGTTCCAATCCATCAAGTATGTTTTCTTCGACTTTGTTATAAATCTCAAGAAGGTTGTTCACATATCGTCTAGCTGTTAATTCGCTGTTCTTTAACTTTGTTTTATACATTTTTGCAAAACGCTTTACAATTTCATCCTCGCTCGGCATGTAACGTTCTGAATATGTTCTTTTAACATCAAGTGTTGTTTTTCCGATTTCATGCATTTTGCAGTATGTATCAAAATCTTCTTTCTTTCCAAAATGTGAGTCAGAAGTAAGTATGCATTTTATGTTTTGTTCAACTGCTAAATGCATCAATGTGTAATCTGTTCTTTGCTGTATTGCCTTATCATCAATCTTGTATGGCTGAATTTCAATGTACAAATCATCATTAAATATCTGTTTGAATCTCTTCAACAACTTCTTTGCTGTATCTCTATGACCATTTATAATAGCCTGTGATGTTGAACTCAAAATACAAGCTGTTGTGCATATAAGACCATCACTGTATTTTTCAAGTAATTCAAAATCAACAATAGGCTTGTAATAAAACTGCTCTGTGTTTGCTTCCGTCATTATATGACATAAGTTCTTGTACCCCTGTAAGTTCTTAACAAACAAATTTAAGTGATAACTTTTTCTCTGCGGATTCTGTCTGTCAAACTTTGGTTGGAAATAGACCTCACACCCCATTATAGGTTTTATACCTACTTCATTACACGCTTGGTAGTGTTTTATTAATCCACTGATAGAACCATGGTTGCTTATTCCTAATGCTTTGTAACCTAAGTCTTTTGCTATCCGGGCAAGGTCTGTTGGTTTTCCAAAACCATCAAACAGACTGTATTCATCATGCCTGTGCAAATCAAAGTATGTACCTGTCATGTTACTTTCTTCCTTTCTGCTTATATTATAACAAAAGGGCTGAACAAAGTCAACCCTAATGTTTGTTTTTTATTTGTTTTCTGCAACTCCGAACATTCCTCTAAGTTCTGTTTCTAAACAATTTATTCTTGTTTCCAACGCTGCAACGCTTGTGTTCAATCTATCACTGCTATCCCACATATTACGCTGCACAATATCAATTGCTGTTCTCTGCTCACATTCCTTTGTTGCTTCCCTTCTTCCCTTTGCTTCTGCTCTCTTAATCTCTCTTTCAAAGTTCTTTCTTGTAATGAACATTACTCTTCATCCTCCCAATTATCATCCTCTTCTTCATCTTCGCCCCAATCATCAGAATCCTCTTCATCTGCTTCTTCTAACAGGTCGATATAGTATGCTTTTGTTCTCTTTGGTTTACAATCAATGTCACGTTCCTTACACAATGTGTAAAGTTCAATTGCTGACATTTCAGAATAATCTTGTTCTTCCTCTTCTTCTTCATTGTCATCCCAATCATCATCTTCTTCTTCCTGCTGCTTTACTTTTGTTTTTGTTTTGGATGCTGTTGTTTTATGCTTTATTTTTGGTGTTTCCTCTTCCTCTTCATCATCATCCGTATTGTCTGCCGGATATGCTTTATCAATGTATTTTAAAACAGCCTGTTCAGAAAATGCTTTTGCTTTTGTATTTCTGAACTTTGACTTATCCAAAGGAATGACGCTAAATGACTTGCCCTGTCCACTTCCTATCTGTTTGATTTCATAATCCCTATCTGTAAGCGTTCCGTAACTTTCATACATGGAAGCAAGAGCAGGTACCGGTGAACAATTGTTTACTGCTGCCATTAACAGTTTAACTTCTTTGCTCTCATAATCGTACACGCTCCAAATGTACATGTTTCTTGTTCTTAAATCATCATTCTCACAGTATTCACATTCTCTGCCAAACACTTCTTGGCAAGGAACGTTAATTCCTAACTGGAAACTGTCATGGAATGGAATTTCCATGCCGTCCTCCATATCTGTTAAGAAACGTACCCGGACTTTTGTGTCCTCCTTGAAAAAGATGAACTTTCCTTTGCTTGTTCCGCTTTTCTTAATCTCACTTTTGATTTTGTTAATACTAATGCTCATTTTTATTGCACTCCTTTGTTTTATTATTTTTTATTTATTGAAACATCAATTTTGCCAACCTTAATTGCACAAAAATCTTTAGGATTAATGATATAACCACCAAACATAATGACACTGTAAACTTCTTCCTTGTACATAAAAGTACGTTTTGCAACGTCTATTATTGTTTTAATTTTTTCCTCCGAAGTATGCTTGCTGTTCTTTGCTAACAACATCATAAGTTCCTTATCGAATCTGTCTTTGTCCTCTTCTCTGTCAAATCCTATCACATTACAAAAATCGTTGCACAACTCTGTGTACTCTTCCGAATCTTCATCATAGACACGTTCTACATCCTCATTTATCACAAGCTTCTGCATTGTCATTTTGTGCAGTAATTCCATGCTTAAACTGACTTTAAAACTGACCTGCATTTATTAATTTCCTCACTTTCTGTTTTGCAATCTTCAACTGCTTCTCTGTCATCTCTCCGCTGTCCTTCACACCATCCGGGTATGGAAACTCTATCACATTAAAAAACCTTTTTAAATACTCTGTTCCCTTTCTCCCGGCTTTATCATTATCAAGTGCAGACACCACAGTTGTTACACCTTTTGCTTTTATCTTTTTTACTTGTTCATCTGATATATGCCATCCCAACAATGCACACACATACTTTGTATGACCTCTTACTCTAAGACTTAAATAATCCATGTAACCTTCACATATGTATGGTATGCATTTTTCTCCATAATTTCCGCATATTGTATCACGTTTTCTAAATCCATCATTGTAAAAATATTTACGCTTTTGTTCTACATATCTGTTTGTTGTTCTGCCTACCCATCCTTTAAAGATGCCATTGTCAAGAATCGGAAAAATAAAAGGGTATGCTATGTTATAATTCACTCTACAATCTGCAATGTTTAATGCCTTACTTCCAAAACCTCTTACTTTCATGTATTCTAATACCTGCTGTTCCTCTTCCGATTCTGCTTTGTTCCAATCTACAGACCTCAAACCATAATAGTAATCTTTCGCTTCTATCAATGCCTGTTTATCATTTTTCTTACACTTCTTATGTGCTTTGATTTTTAAATCCCTAACTTCATTACTATTCAAGATTTGTTCTAACAGCACACAATTCTGTAAATCATTAACTTGTGGATTTGCAAGTTTTACAAAGTCATATGCATTACCGGATAATCCACAGCCAAAACAAAAGAATGTTCCATCTGATAGCTTTATCTTCATGCTAGGATTTACATCACCATGAAAAGGACAAACAATTTTAAATTCTTCTGTTGTAATATCTTCTACCAAACCATAGTACGTTAGCACCTTTGCTAAGTCTGTTCCTTTGTATTTTCGTACCATGCTTCCTGCTCCTTCTACTTTGTTTCTGTAATTCTGATGTAAGGCTCTGACATATTCACATCATAACATCCTTCAATGTCAGCTTTTGAAACTTCACCCAGTTCATAAAGATTATTCAGTTTTGTTTCGTTTACCATTTCTGTTACGTCAATAAAACTTTTAAACTTTACTGGGTCAACTCCGCACCGCTTAAGGTACTTTATCAACCCCGGCATATTGCTGATTGTATATGTTTTGTCCACAACCTCATTATAATGATTCTTGTTAAGTTTCTTTTTTAACTTATCAACATTCCACAAGATTGTTTTCTTTCGTATTTTATTTACCCGGACTTTTACAGGTTTTTCATAAAATGTTGTTCCTTCATCCAGTTCAATTTCAAAACTTTCTGTTCCCTTTGGTAATGCAGAAAACATAAAGTTAGAAACGCTTAACTGTTCTTTGTTTTTCACTTCTGAATAATATTTGTCAAAATCCTCCTTCTCCTGCTGTAATCTGTACAACCTTGCAACGCTGCTCTTAATTGGCTGCAACACTTTCTGTAAATCTCTCATTTAAGATTGCCCTTCCTTTCTCTGTACGCTGACCCTTAAGGTATGCATTAATGTCTTTCGGATAACTGCATTCTTTAGCTGCTCCCTTGATATATAACAAATCATCATATCCTAACTCAATCTCTGTACCAAGCAATGTCACAACTCTTACTCTTTCTTTTTTTCTGTTCACTCCAACAACCTTTGCTGTTCTAAGTTTTTTATAAATATCACCATGTTTTGATTCCACATAATGAACAAAAACAACGTAACATCCTACATTTAACTCATTATCATAAATGCTCTGTTTTTTACGGTTACCATACTTCTGTACAATTTCTTCTAACGTTCCTGCAAAAATGATATAACCATCTTCCCGGATATTACTTCTTACTTCTTCTTTCTGTTCTTTCTGTTCTTTGACTTCCGGCTGTTTTGCAGGTGCTACCCATGTTTCATTGTCCTGCTCTTTTTCCGGCTCTTTCATTTCTGCATCATCATTTACAAGGCGTTCAATTAATTCCTGTTTTGTAAATTTGTGACCTTTGCTTTCTAAGGTAAGTCCTCTTTCTCTGCTGATTTCTCTAAGCTGCTTTACTGTAAGTTCTTCATAATTGTTGTTCATGTTTTGTTCTCCTTTTTTGTTTTATTTTTCTTTATATGATTATTTTACGCCTAACAATTTTGTCTGTCAATCGTTAATTTTATAAAGCAAATAATGCCGATATAAACATTAATGCGATTGGTATTGCCATTACTGATACTGCACCAAGAACATCCCAAACTGTTATGTTCTCTTCTCCTTCTTCCCATTCCTCTTCATGCCATGTTGGAACTTTTGTTCTGTTCTCCATTTTTGTTTCCTCCTTATAAATTGTTTTCTTGTTTTTGATAATTATATTATATATCAAAGGGTGCTGTTTGTCAACACCCTTTTGATATATTTTTAGAAAGAAGCTAACTCTTTCTTCATTGTTCTGTTCTCCTTTTGTTTATTTGCTATACTCCACATAAAGTTGCGA